ATGATACACAACCCTATGACGGTAGCTATGGGCGATTCAGCCGAAATGCAGAAAGCAATCGAAATGCTGTCCGAGGTCAAGGAAAGCATTATGAACGCCTATGAAATCAAGACCAGCATGAGCCGCGCAAAGATTTCACACCTCATGGACGCGGAAACGTGGATGAACGCAAATAAGGCGGTGGAACTCGGCTTTGCGGACGGTATTCTTGCCCGTGAAGAACCTATGGAGGAACAGTCCGCTAACGCTCTGATGTATTCAGAAGCGCAGGTGGTTAATTCGCTTATGGGCAGGATTGCAGAAAAGTGCCATATAGCGCCGAAAACAGAACATAAAACCAAAGCCGAGGATTTATTTTCTCGGCTTGATTTGATTAAGAACTGGAGGTAATATACATGACTATTATGGAACTGCGCGAAAAGCGCAACAAAGCGTGGGAAGCCGCAAAGGCTTTCGTTGAAACCAAGCGCGACAAGGATGGACTTCTGTCCGCAGAGGACGCCGCTTCCTACGCTGAAATGGAGCAGAAGATAAAGGACTACGGCGCTGAAATTGAGCGCATGGAGCAGATGGCGGCTATGGACGCACAGCTTTCCAAGCCTACGTCAGCACCCCTCACCGCAAAGCCGCTGAACGGAAACAAACCTAAGTCCGGCAGAGCAAGCGATGAGTACAAGGCGGCAATGCTGAACGCTCTCCGCACGAATTTCAGACAGATTTCCGATGTGCTTTCCGAGGGTGTTGACGCTAACGGCGGTTACCTTGTTCCCGAGGAGTACGACAGCCGCCTTATTGATACTCTGACCGAGGAGAACATCATGCGAAAGCTGGGTCACACTATCACCACCAGCGGCGAACACAAGATAAACATTGCCGCCACCAAGCCCGCCGCAGCGTGGATCGACGAGGGCGGCGCTCTGTCTTTCGGGGACGCTACTTTTGCACAGATAAATCTTGACGCGCACAAGCTGCACGTTGCGGTTAAGGTGACTGAGGAGTTGCTCTATGACAACGCTTTCGGGCTTGAGAGTTACATAATCGAGCAGTTCGGCAAGGCGCTGTCCAATGCAGAGGAGGACGCTTTCCTCAACGGCGATGGCGTTGGCAAGCCCCTCGGACTTTTCTCCGACAAGGGCGGCGGCGAGGTTGCTGTCACTGCGGCGAGCGCAACTGCAATAACCGCCGATGAGATAATCAATCTTGTGTACTCACTCAAGCGCCCGTACCGCAAGAATGCAAAGTTCATCATGAACGACCAGACTATTGCGGCGCTCCGCAAGCTGAAAGACAACAACGGCGCATATCTCTGGCAGCCGTCACTCCAGGCGGGCGAGGTCGACAGGCTGTTCGGCTATGAGGTTTACACATCTCCGTATGTCCCCATAATCGCCGCAGGAAAGCCTGTAATCGCATTCGGTGACTTCAGCTACTATAACATCGGCGACCGTGGCACTCGTTCTTTTGCGGAACTCAAGGAGCTGTACGCAGGAAACGGCATGGTGGGCTTTGTGGCAAAGGAGCGCGTTGACGGTAAGTTGATTCTCCCCGAAGCTGTGCAGATTCTTAAAATGAAAGCCGGCTCGGGTTCGTGATGAATGAACTTCTAACCAAGGTTAAACAAAATCTCATACTGGAACACTCGGCGGACGATGAACTCATAAGCGGGTTCATCACTGCCGCTGTTTCCTACGCTGAAAGCTATCAGCATTTGCCCGAGAATTACTATTCTGTAAACGCAATGCCGCCGACTACCGAACAGGCGGTAATAATGCTGTCCTCACATTTTTACGAATCGAGGGACGGCAGTACAGGCGGCTTTTTCGGGGACAATGTTCAGGCGGGGAAACAGGTGTGGGACACCGTGAATATGCTCCTGCGACTGGACAGGCGGTGGAAAGTATGAGTTTCGGTAAGATGAGCACGCAAATACAGATAACGCAGAAACAGGTCACGCTCGATAGCGAGGGCTTTCAGACTGAATCCGATGTTGTTGTAGCAACAGTCAGAGCCTATCGTGAGGGACGGCACGGCAGCGAGAAATGGGCGAACCGAGCCGCTTTTTCCGAAGCCACCGACCTGTTCCGCTTCAGAACAATCCCCGGTCTGACAGTTACAACAGATATGCGGCTGTTATGCGATGGTTCTGTATTTGAGATAACCTCTGTTGAAGATGTGAAAGGCAGAGGAATGTATATTGAAGCGCTTGCAAAGGAGGTGCAGCCGAGTGGCTAAGGCTGATGTTAAAATGCCCGATGAATTTCTTGCGAGGATTTCCCGGCTTGGAGCGCAGACCGACAGTATTGCCGAAAAGGTATTGCAGGCGGGCGGTGAGGTCGCTCTCGCAAAGGTCAAAAGTAATCTGAAATCCGTTGTAGGCTCGGGAACTAAAAGCAAATCCCGTTCCACAGGCGAACTGGAGCGGTCGCTCGGCTTATCTCCCGTTATGGTTGACAAAAACGGCAATCACGACATCAAGGTAGGATTTTCCGAGCCGAGAACGGACGGCGGCAGCAATGCGAAAATAGCGAATATCCTCGAGTACGGAACAAGCAGTCAGTCGGCGAAACCCTTTCTGAAGCCTGCAAAATCAGCTGTGAAAAAGCAGTGCGTGGAAGCCATGAAATCCGCATTTGAAAAGGAGGTCGAGGGGCTGTGAGCCTGCTTTCGGAACTCTCTGCGATAGCCAAAAGGCTGAAAATCCCGGCGCAGACTGCGGTATATTCCGGTAACGCTCCAGAGGAATACTTGGTGTTTACTCCGCTGTACGACAGCTTTGAACTTCACGCAGACAATGCGCCGACTGCCGATGTGCAGGAAGTGCGGATTTCACTTTTCACAAAAGGAAACTACACTCGCGCTGTAAGCAAGCTGGTGAAAGTTCTGCTTAATGCGGATATTACCGTAACCGCCCGAAAATATGTCGGTCATGAGGACGATACGGGCTATCATCATTATGCCGTTGATACGGCGAAAAACTATGAAATGGAGGAGATATAAATGGCAACAATAGGTCTTGACAAGCTGTTCTACGCTGAAATAACCGAGGACAGCGACGGCAGCGAAACCTACGGAGTTCCCGCTTCGCTTGCAAAGGCGATTTCGGCAGACCTCTCCGTGGAGCTTGCGGAAGCAACGTTATATGCCGATGACGGCGCTTCGGAAATCGTCAAGGAGTTCAAAAGCGGAACGCTTTCACTTGGCATTGACGATATAGGCAATGACGCGGCTTCGGTTCTGACGGGAGCGACTATCGACAGCAACAATGTGGTTATTTCAACCAGTGAGGACGGCGGCAAGCCCGTGGCTATCGGGTTTCGGGCGAAGAAGTCTAACGGCAAGTACCGTTATTTCTGGCTTTATAGGGTCAAGTTCGGTATTCCGTCAACCTCGCTTGCAACAAAGGGCGACAGCATTACGTTTTCCACACCTACAATCGAGGGAACGGTTCTCCGCAGAAATAAGCCGGACGGCAGTGGAAAGCACCCTTGGAAAGCGGAAGCGACCGAGGGCGAGAAGAACGTTCCGGACAGCGTAATCACGGGTTGGTACAAGTCTGTGTATGAACCCACATTCACGGCAAAGCCTGCTGAAACAGGCAAGTAACGGAGGTATGAGCAATGACGAATGAACGCAGTTCTTTAATAACAATCGGCGGTGAACAGTATGAAATGATTCTCACCACAAGAGCGACAAAGGCTATTTCCAACCGTTACGGCGGACTTGATAACCTCGGCGACAAGCTAATGAAGTCCGAGAATATGGAGATGGCTCTGGACGAGATAATCTGGCTGATAACTCTGCTTTGCAATCAGAGCATTGAGATATACAATCTCAAAAACAGCGATAAAAAGCCGTTTCTCACCGAGGACACTGTGGAACTCCTCACCTCTCCCGGCGAGCTTGCCGAGTACAAGGACGCTATCACCGAAGCTATGCTGAAAGGCACGAAGCGGAATGTGCAGAGTGAGGACAGCTCAAAAAACGCAGTAACAGCCGAGTGAATGACGCAGAACTGTTCACCCGGCTGTTCTATTACGGAACGGCGCAGCTGCACCTTTCTTCGGAAGAGGTGTGGCTTATGCCGTTCGGGTTTCTGCTGGATTTGTGGGAGTGCCATAAGCAGTTTATGGGGATCTCCAAACCTAAGCGTGAAGCGGATATTGATGAGGTTGTGCCGATGGGGATTTGATTGGAAAAGTGGTTGAAAAAAGTGGAGGTGCGTGGTATAATGGGTTTATAAAGGCAGATAATCTGCCCGATAAATCGGAATTTATGAAGGTATATATGTTGACATATTCTATTATTGTTTTTTCAGCAACAGTACTTTTGGCAGTATTCGGTGCAATTATTTATAGTGGCAATACAAAGCTGATACACTCTTACCACCAAACAAAAGTAACCGATAAGAAGGAATACGGCAAGGCTTTCGGCAAGTCCGTGTTTGTGCTTTCAGCAACGACATTGCTTAGTGGTATCGTTGCTTTATTGGATGATTCTGATATGATTGCAATTGTCGCTGTTGCAATTCTTGTTATTGGCATAGGTATTGGTATTGGCTGTATTGTTGCAGTGCAAAAGAAATATAATAAAGGCATTTTTTAAATGCCCATTTGTAGGGTTGTTTATCTGTTGAGAAAATCGGAATTTGCGGAGGTATACGAAGATGTACGATTGCGGTTTTACAAAAGAGAATAGTTGGTTTCGATATCGTGCCGGAGCAATTATAATAGAAAATGGCTGTGTATTGTTTGCGGGTAATGAGAATGAAAACTACCTGTATTCCATAGGTGGTGGAGTTCATATGGGAGAAACGGCTGAGGAAGCAGTAGTGCGAGAAGTGTTTGAAGAAACGGGAATACATTATGAAATAGAAAGGTTGGTAGTTATCCACGAGAACTTTTTCAGTGAGAATAGCGGGACATTGAAAGGATTAGATTGCCACGAAATTTCTCTTTATTTCTTGATGAAACCAAGAGGAACACAAGAGCTTAACAGCAATAGCACAACGAATGGGGTAAAAGAAGAAATGCATTGGATACCCATAGAAGATTTAGATAAATATAGGGCTTTTCCAAGTTTTTTGAAAGATTATCTCAGCAAAGAGCATTCCGGAATAGAGCATATAATAACCGATGAAAGATAACGTCAAATTCCAATTTATCGAGTAGTTAAACGCAATAAAGGAGCAACCATGCACGGTTGCTTCTTTTTCATATTCCCACCGAGCCGCAAGGCTCTTTTTTTATGCCCATTTTCGAGGAGGTGAAACAGAATGTCCGAAAATTTCGGCTTGAAAATCGGTCTTGAGGGCGAGCGTGAATTCAAGAAATCCCTCGCCGAAATCAATAATTCATTCAGGGTACTAGGCTCCGAAATGAAACTGGTGGATTCCCAGTTCGACAAGAACGACAAATCCGCCGAGGCTCTCACGGCGAGAAACCAGGTGCTGAACAAGGAAATCGAGCAGCAGAAGCAGAAAATCGAAACGCTTCGTTCCGCTCTCGCAAATGCCGCCGAGTCATTTGGCGAGAACGACCGCCGCACCCAAAGCTGGCAGATACAGCTGAACAATGCGCAGGCGGCTCTGAACGGCATGGAGCGTGAACTGAATTCCAACAACACCGCCCTTGGAAAAGCTGGCAAGGGCTTTGCCGAAGCCGGAGATGAATCAAAGGACTTCTCCGATTCCGTCAGGAAAGCCGCCGACACAAGCGAGGACGCTGACGGAAAGCTGAGCCGGCTCGGAGATACCGCAAAGAAAATCGGCGCGGCTCTCGGGGCTGCTGCGGCAGCAGTCGGGACTGCCTGCGTTGCCGCAGGAAAAAAGCTGTGGGACATGGCGAATGATGTGGGTTCGGTGGGCGACCAGATAGACAAAACCTCGCAGAAAATCGGCATAAGCGCCGAAAGCTATCAGAAGTGGGGCTATGTGTTCGAGCGCTGTGGCGCTGACGTAAACAATCTCCAGACGGGCATGAAAAAGCTGTCCACCGTCATCACGGACGCGGCGGGCGGCTCGGATTCCGCAGCCGAAAAGCTGTCCGCTGTCGGGCTTTCCATCGAGAAACTGAACGGAAAATCCCAGGACGAACAGTTGAGCATGGTAATCACGGCTCTGCAAGGCATGGAAGCAGGCGCAGAGCGCACCGCCGCCGCAAACGACCTCCTCGGAAAATCCGCTGTGGATATGGCGGCTGTCCTAAACACAAGCGTGGAGGAAACCGAACGTCTGAGGCAGGAAGCCGAAGATTACGGCATGGTTATGAGCGACGAAGCCGTAGCCGCGTCTGCCGCTTTTGAGGACAGCCTTACCAAGCTGTCGCACACGGCGGGAGGTCTGAAAAACCGCATGGTGGGAGAACTCTTGCCTGGAATAACGCAAATTACGGACGGACTTGCCGACCTCCTCGCAGGCAATGAGCAGGCGGCGGAAGAACTGAAAAACGGCGTTACCTCTGTTATCGACACTATCCGAACGCTGATTCCGCAGTTTGCGGAACTCATAACTTCGATTGCGGGAGCAGTCCTCGAAAGCGCTCCGGGTATCATCAAGGCGCTTGCGGACGGACTTCTCTCGGCTATCTCGGAACTTACTCCTACACTCGCAAAAATAGTGACCGAGATAATCTCGGCTCTGGTGGGACTGCTGCCACAGATAGTTTATGCCGGAGCGGATATTCTGCTGTCGCTCATCAAGGGCATTGCGGACACGATTCCGCAGCTTGTTCCGCAGATAGTCGCAGTTGTCGTGGAGATTGTGAAAACGCTTGTGGACAACCTGCCGCTTATTTTGGACGCAGCTTTGCAGCTTATAACCGGACTTGCACAAGGCATTCTTGACGCTCTGCCTGTCCTCATTGAAGCCCTGCCGCAGATAATCACGGGAATCGTGGACTTTCTCATCGGCGCGATACCGCAGATAATCGAAGCGGGAATACAGCTGCTCACCTCGCTTGTGACGGCTCTGCCGGATATAATCGCGGCAATTGTGGAGGTCATTCCGCAGATAATTGACGGGATAATCACGGCGGTGATTTCGGCAATTCCGCTTATCATTGAAGCAGGAATCAAGCTGCTCATTGCGCTTGTGCAGAACCTGCCGATGATCATCACAACCATTGTTGCGGCTATTCCGCAGATTATTTCAAGCGTTATTGATGCGGTGATAGGAGCAATTCCGCAGCTCGTTGCGGCGGGCGTTCAGCTGTTTATTGCGCTGATTGAAAATCTCCCGACCATAATCGTGGAGATAGTCAAGGCGATTCCGCAAATCATAACCGGAATTGTTGACGCGTTCGGCAGTTATTTTGGCAAAATGGCAGAGGTCGGGGGCAATCTTCTGAAAGGTCTGTGGCAGGGCATTTCTGACGCAGGGGCATGGCTTTGGAATCAGATAAGCGGATTTTTTGGCGGCATTGTGGACGGAATCAAGGACTTCTTTGGAATACACTCACCGTCTAAATTGTTCGCCAATCTCGGGGGCTTTATGGCAGAGGGGCTTGGCGAGGGCTTTGGCGATGAGATGAAAGACGTTTCAAAGAGTATGCAGAACGCTATCCCGTCTGACTTTGACCTTGATATGAACGGCGCGGTTTCGGGGTTCAGCGGCATAGGTCAAGCGCAGGCTTTTGACATCACAATTCCGCTGAGTATAGACGGAGTTCCTCTGACAAAGGTCATTTCAAGAATTCAGTGGAATCAGAACAAGGTAACGGTAAGAAATGCGGGGGCGGTGTGATGGTACAGATAATCGTGACCGAAAACGGAAATGTGCGAGGTGTGTTTACACGGGTGATTTCTGCATCTCTCACCGACAGTCTGAACGGAGAATGCACCTTTCAGTTTTCCGTCATTTCATCGGCGGCAAAGGAGATTTTCACAGGGCTTGAGGTCGAACTGAAAAGCGACACCTTGAACTACCTTTTCAACGTTGTGAAAGTTTCAAAATCCCTGTCAAACGGCATTGCGATTTGCACCGTGGAGTGCGAACACAAGTCCTACGAACTTAACAATGACGAATACAAGCTGACTGAATTTGACTTTGAGGGCGCTCCAAGCGAGTGCCTTATTTCTTTGCTGCAAGGTACTTCGCTGACCGCCGGAATTTGCGACCCGACCGTTCCGATAAAGCTGAAAATCAACCGAGAATGCACCCGCAGAGCCGCCTTAATGCAGCTTATCGCTTTATGCGGAGGAGAAATTGAGTACAACGGAGCGGAAATAAATATCCGTTCTCACAGAGGTTCGCAGGATTACATCGGCATTATGGACGGTCGGAATGTTTCGGATTTGACTATGGAAACCGACAGCCGTTCAGGTACTACAAACTACGGCCTGACGCTGTACAAGAACATAAACTTTTCAGTTGGCGACAATGTTCAAATAGTGTTCCACCCGTTCAACCTCAATGTGAACACCCGCATAATCGCCATGAGTTTCAACCCGTACAACCGCCGTGAAATTTCAATCGAGGTCGGAGATTATCGTCCGAGCATTTCGGACAATCTCTACCGGATGGAGCAGAAAACGAACGAGATACGTAAGGACGTGGGCGAATCCACTGCAGAACTGAAAACCGCGACGAACAGCGCGGATATTTCGATTACGGAGAAGTCACAGCGGCTGTTCCGAATTACTTACAATGCGATTCAAGCGACATACGCGGCGTTCTGTTCGACCGTGAAATTCGTGATTTCAGCCGCAGGAACTCTTGCGTTCATTCTGAAAAAGAACTCATGCGGTATGAGGAGTATTTCAGCGAGGGTTCGCACACAAAAACTTACACCTATCCATTCACATCGGAGGTCGGTCAAAATACCATGTCGCTCAGCGTGATTTCGGCTGACGGCGCAGAGGGTAAATTCCCGAAAATGCAGACCTGGGGCTATGTGATGGGCGCTTACCTTGCAGGAGATACTCCCTGGGACGGCTACATTGAGGCACGCGAGGACGAGGTTCGTTTTACTATGCGCCGAACCGTCAGAAAGTCGCTTATTCGCACATCTGATACGCTGCTGTTTGAGATTCTCAAGTCACATAAGTTCAAGTTCAGCGAACCCATACTCGCTTTCATAAAGCGTGAAAGGGAGAGAAAAACGCTTGAACCCACCGTCAGAGCGGTATTCCCAGACGTATGGAGCCCGAAAATAATCACCCCGCCGCCAATCACCGTGGTGAACGTATCGAACAGAAAACTGTATCTTGAGCTGCGAAATTCCGTCAAGACGGAGCGCATTGAAACTACGGCATTCACAATGATAGTCACCACCGAAAAGGAAACGGTGCGCTTACAGCCGATTTCCGCAGATTTCGGCGTGGGGGATTTTGGCAGTACGATTTGGCTTGCGTTCGGCAGTTCCGCAATGAAAGACAGCGTTCAGAGCATTACTCTGCTGTATGACGGAGATGTCGGAAATCTGACCGATGTTCTGAACAATGCGCCGTGTAACAGTTTCCAGACATCGTTTATTTACACACCGTATGAGGAGGAACAGAATGATTAAAGGTAAAGCGACCATTCAGCTTTTTGACGAAAAGACAGGCGAGGTAGTCCGTGAACTGCATGAGGAAAACATGATAACCAACGCAGTGGATACGATTCTCAACCCGCCGGACTACATTGAAATCGGCATGGATTCTGACAACGACCGCAGCTTTAATATGCTGCGTGATTTTGTGGGAAACCTTGCCGATACTGCGTTCCGTGGGGTTATAGTCTGCCGCGATAAAATCCCCGAGGACGGCAACAATATGATGCTTCCGTGGACGAACGAGGAGATAGGTCACGCAGGAATTGCCAACACGAACACGGACACAAGCATAGGCACTTACAACGCAAACGAAAGCGGACGAATTGAGAACGGCAAGGGCTACCGCCATGTGTGGGACTTTGCTTCAGACCGTGCGAACGGCGAAATAGGTTGTATCTGCATGACCACCAAGGACGGCGGCACAAACGGAATGCACCATTCCTACTGGAATCTGTCCTGCGGAGGAACTGACCTTAACAGCAGTTCTCTGGATTCGTTCAAGCAGGCGTATCATACTATTGTCGGGCGGTATATTCCGGATTCGCAGTTCAACTGCGGGGTTTTCAAGTGGTTTTACATGGGCAGGCTGACTAATGGAAATGTGCGGC